ATGCAAACTCTTGTGTTATTTGGATTGACGCACATGCTGATATTAACACGGTCGATTCCAGTTTGTCCAAGAACTACCATGGTATGCCTCTCTCTTTCTTGTGCGGAATGGAAAATCAGTGGAAGTGGACTAAGCATATCAATAAATTACAATTCAGTAACTTGTTTTATTTTGGAATTCGCGATATTGACTCATACGAGTTGGACGTTATCAATAACAACCGTATTTCTATCCTTCCTGACATCAATGCGATCAGCAACATCATTGACAACTACAATACCGTTCACATATCATTCGATGTGGATTCTCTTGACCCCATCGACATGTTCTCCACCGGTACCCGTTCAGAGAACGGTATCCCTTTGCACGAAATTACCGATCTTCTGCATAATGTTGTTTCAAAACAGTCCTCCGGAAAACGCATCAATCTGGACATCGTTGAATATAATCCTCTCATCGGGGACTCAATGCAGAGATCAACTTCTTGGAATACTCTTGAACAACTGTTGCATACGTTGTCCTGACCAAATTTTTTTGTTTTTAATTATAATGGCTTTACTTCAACAAGAACCACAGGGTTTGGACGCATTTGAGGCTGGCCTTGCTACCTTTCAACAACAAGAGATCCCACAGATCCAAGAACCTACCGCTGCCGTCGAATCAGCTTCCCTTGATACTAAACCCAAACAACACGTTTCCATTGTTGAACCTTCTCAACCTTCTCAACCTTCTCAACCTTCTCCCAATCATGACGATGATATCATGTCCAAACTTAAGTCTTTCTATGACGATAATCAACAATTTGTGCTTGCCGCAGTTGCTGTTGGCATCGCTTACTACTTTTACAAAAGAAACACTAAATAAAATGTTTTATATATTAATCAAGTAATGTTTCAAGAAATACTTATAAGTCCTATTCTTTTTGTTGAAGCTGTTTTCGGATGCCTTGTTCTCCCCAAGATTACATCAGTTGATCCAGTTTATTCCAGCTCTGTGTCTGGAGGCGTTCTCACTGGTCTCTCTACTATCGGCATCATGCCACAGATTCATAGCTTCTGGCCCCGTATTGCCATTCTTGCAACCATGTTTGTTCTCTTCTGCTTACAAACCCTCGTCGATCATCACAACGCCCGCAAAACTATCTCTCTTTGGACAAACTGCTTCGGTATGAGCTGCTACGGCGCTATTTCTGGCCTGTCCTTGAGCCTTGTCAGTGGTTACTCATTCGTACAATACGTTGCTTCCATTCTTGTTAGCACACTCTCCATCAGTTACTCCCTCGGTAACCGCTATATTGAATATGTCTCTAATTCCAATGACCGTCTCCCACTCATCTTATTCTCTCTCTCCACTCCTGTTGGTCTCGTTGTCGGCAGATATTCTGGGCTGTCTTTTTTTTCAGATTCCGAGCTTCTACTCGCCATTTCGGCAGGAACTTTCTTGACTTTTGGAATTCAAAGCTTGCTCTCTCACTCTAAACTTATTTCAGATCTTTACATCGTTCCCGATGACTCTCACAGACCCAATTCCTTCCTCGTTTGCTTCTCTGTTCTTCTTGGTCTCTCTCTGTCCGGGTTTCTTCAGAGCAGCTTTTTTGTTTCACCTTCTTTATTGATCAGCGGAAATTATTCTCATTGCCTGAACTGTACCAATTCATCGTCTTTATAATTTTCTTATTATATCTTATTACTCCTTTCCATTACTGGCCTATTTGTTCTAAAGAAACAGCTCGGTATGCATGTTACCTTATGCCCTCCTAGCTTGATCCATTCATCTATTGTGTACTTATCGCTCATCGACAGGTTGCATGCACTGCACAGTGGCCTCAAATTTTTTAACTCTATCGTACCGCCCTTCGATCTTGGTATATTATGCCCTACATGAAAATTGAATACATCTATCTCGTTTTTACACCACTTTATATAACATTTGTGCTTGAATACATATCCATTGTATTGGATCCACACTTGCTGCCTTACCGCTTGCGGTATTTTGTTTATCATCTTTATCCTTATCTCACATTATAAGTTTTTTCTTCAGACATACTCCTGTTTTTATTATTAATAATAATTATACTATATTAATGGGACAACACACTTGTGACTATAAGTTGGTGCATCAGCTTAGACACGAGATGCGTATTAGAAATATGTACGAATATTTGGTAAAAAAAGATTGCCCACCTATTGACACCATACATTACGATGGTAAAACAGGCAACCCTTATCCTAAAAATTTCCGTGTACCTCTTACCAATGGCACACTTAAACTTTGGAGACATGGAAGGCCAAATGATTTTGTTGATCACACTAATCAAAATATTGTTGGAATTATGATTAGTGTAGTTCCATATACAAAGATGAACCATGCTATCTCTGCAGTAAAATACAATAAACGTCTTTATTGTTTCAATTCATGGGGTATCGATCAAAAACCTATAGATACAATTATTTTCCAAAATCTTGCCATCGCTTACAAATGCACCAAAATTATTATTTATTCTGGGAAATCTTTGCAAAAGAATGATCCTCATGGCGTTTGTGTCGGATTCTCTTCAAATTTTATAATCGAACTATTGTTGAGGATAGAACAAAATAATTTGCCATATAATGTTGATATGCAATTATATAATTCATTTGTCTACAGAGCTCTGACTTCCAGAGGCATTTGCTTTGGAAGACAATGTGTCAAATCAAACTCAATTCGGTATACACAGTCCAAAATCCAGAAAAATTTGGCTTCGAAACAAAATTTACCAACTGAACACATCAATTTGTCTTCCATGAAGGTTGTTCAACTTAAAAAACTTGCTAAACTACACCGTGTTCCTAAATACTATAAATTGGTAAAAGAAAATTTGGTTAGATCTCTGCAGAATGATCTCAAGGTCATAGAAAAATCTAATCTTGTAAATATTCGTATTCCAGTTAAACCACTTAATATGATGACAGTTGCCCAACTTAAGAAGTACGCGTCCAATAAAAAACTTAAAGGTCGAAGCAAGTTTACCCGTAAAAATAATTTGATCAAGTTTGTCCAGTCTCACTCTGAACTCCCTTGAGTTTTTCATACCGCCATTTCGTATTTCAATGGTCCGTGATGCTCGTATTCTCGGATTTCAAAATCTTTGTATTCAAATTCGTCTATGCTTGTTCTTTCATTTTTTATTACCACCTTTGGTTTTCTGTACGGGATTCTATCTACCTGAATCCTTGCATTTTCCACGTGCGTCTTGTACACATGAATGTCTCCCATGCTTATTATTAGCTCTTTTGCCTCTAGCCCTGTTACCTGCGCTATCATGTGCGTCAGTAGAGAATAGCTCCCTATGTTGTACGGTAATCCACAGCAGTAATCCACGCTTCTCTGGTACATGTGGCAGCTCAATTTATTTTTATTAACATAGAACTGAACTGCTATCCCATGACACGGCATTAGACACGACTCTTTTAGGTCCGCCGGATTATACGTTGTCATCAACAGTCTACGACTCTCCGGATTTGTCTTGATCGATGCTATCAGCTTCTCCAGCTGATCATATCCTTTCCCTCTGTAGTCCGCTCTACATCCCTTATATTCTGCATTGTAATGCCTCCACTGAAATCCATACATCGGCCCTAGATCTCCTTCCCTGTACTCTTCTAGTCCCCTCTTGTCTAAAAATTCTCGGCTTGTGTTTGCTTTCCATATGTTTACTCCATCCTCCTCTAGCTCCTTTGAGTCCGTACATCCTCTTATAAACCATAATAACTCTTTCAATATCCCTTTCGTATACACTTTTTTTGTCGTCAGCAATGGCAGCTGACCCCCTTCTAGTTCAAATCGCAGCTGCCCTCCAAATATTCCCAGCGTACCCACTCCCGTCCTGTCCTTTCTCTCATCACCCTCTTCTAACACTTTCCTCAGCAGGTTGATATATCCTTCCTCTTCCATTATTCTACTCACATTTTTTTTATTTCTTTATATTACTTACAATGACTATGAAGATGAATCTCCGTTCTAAAGCTACTCTCCTTGTCGCTCTCATCACTTTTATGCAAGCCGATAACTCCTGCTGCAGATTCCTTGAATCAATGGGCCTTGGCAAAGTCGTCCTTATGCGCGACTCCAAAGGCAAATTAACTCGTGAGGGTCAGGCCGTTATGTCTCTCTTCTTTGCTATGCTCACCTACTCTCTCATGTCTCTCCGTAAGTAATTCTATCTCTTTTATTTCTTCTTCTAATAGCGCACAGATTACTGTCAATCTTGCTACAACCGAGGAATCTTCCATGTATGTTTTTTTCATGTTTTTAAGACCCTCCATCACATTTTTGAAATGTCTCCGAAATTGTGTTATTACCCAATTCTTTTCCCTGCTCTCTTTTGACTCCTGCAGCGACTGACTTATTATTGCATTTATCTGCATCACAGTCACCCTCCTCCCATCATTGTGGATCCATCTCCTCATCGCCATTGCTACTGGGTGCCCCTTCTGCTCTATCTTTATCCTCCCATCCCTTATACACAGCTTGTCATCTTCTTTCATCATTCCCAATACCTCCAGATCCGTGAATAAGTCTATCGTTGTCATTTTATTCCTCCCTTATATTAATGCGCTCGTTTTCCGTTTTCAAAGAAGCTATTGCTGTCGGTCTTCTAACACTTATAGTCGGCTCCCTTATAAGTACTTTATTCAAACAGAAAGTCCCAGGTCCCTGCAGGAACTGGAACAAAAGTCATGTTATGGAAATTAGTCTTTTTCTCACCGGCTTTGCTCTTCATTTTCTCTGCGAATTGTTCGGCATTAATAAATGGTACTGTCAGCATGGTTCGGCTTGCTCATGATTTACCCATATTTCGAAGAATTTCTTTTTTCTTTCATTCCATTTACTCCATGTTTTTGACATTCACAAATAATTTTATTTTTTATTCCATATGAAGAAGAATTTAATTATTTTGTTTTTTATATTTTCTTTGAATTCATTTATTACTGTTCAAGCTGAAAATAATGCTAAATCAAAAGTCACATCCCAAAAACCCCTATATGACATTGGTCATCAATTATTACCAGACACTTCAAAATACCGCTTT